GTATGAGTGTTGTTGAATATACTGCTGGATCATATCGTGATGGAGACAATGCACCTGGCTTACTAGGTAACAGTCCAACTCCAATTTACACAACAATACCAGAAGGAACATACGTCAAGAGAATTGTAAGTAACACACAGGTTGAACTTGGTGTTAATGGTTCTAGATTGAATGAAGGTGTGACTGTAAATGCATTACAGAACAGCACAACCATTGATCTATACTTCAAGTATGAAAACGGTATTTGGGCAGACACATTACCAAACACTGTAGATGTAGGACCTGAAGTAGACGGTCCTGAAGTTATTGCTGACAGCACAGTGTCACCATCAAATAGAGAATGTTCTGGAACTGCTGATGCTATTGAAACATTAGTTGGTAACATCACTACTATTATTAATAGTGGTCTTGGCACAGTCACTAGACAAGAACAGACAGTCAACACTGCACTACTTTCATCTAGAGCAACACTGTTTACGATTGACGTTGCTGGTACAGGTCCTTCAAACCCACATAACTTTGAGACTGGAACTCCCGTAAGATTGGTTCCAAGACCCCGTTTCGATCAGGTAACTGGTAAGTATGTTGATGTAGACAAGCGTCTCGTCAGACTACCAAATGGATTTGAAACTAATAGAACATATTATGTTATTGCACCAGGTAGAGTTACACAACCAGAAAACTACGGTGCTACAACACTATTCAATGGTAGTGATCAGACTAGATTGATGCTTGCAACATCTAAAGAAAATGCTGCTGCTGGTATCTACATCTATGCATCTGAGACAGATAGTATAGACAAGGATGTTGAAATTGATCTCTATCAGTTTATTCTTGATGATTCATATGATTTACATAATTACACTGCAGAGTTAACAAATACAGTCAACGCTGGTATACAGACCAATGTTTCACATATATTTGACGTTCCAAACGCAGGAACAACTCCACAAAAAGCATTCATCAGACCTGTAGAGGGTGGTTTACTACCTCTAGTTGCTACAACATATGCAAATGACCCACAGGTTGCAGTTATTGATCCACAAAATGCTGCCATTGGTAGAATCAATCCTAATGTTGAGTTCTTTACTCGTTACCAGAACAGTAAAGTAATTACAATACACAAGACACATGCTGATGCAATCAATAATGTAAATCCAATTACATTTGCATCTGGTCAAAGTGGAACTAAGTTCTTTGTTTATGCTAACAAACGTCGTTCACCAATGAAGTTTGATGCTGGATTTACTGATGCTACTGCAACAAATGGTAAGTGGTATATTCAGTGTAAGGATGAGGTAACTGGACAACCAGATAATGTCAAGAAAAATAATATTTTCTGGAGAATTGGTGAGTCAGACTACGCAGACAGACAAAGATCCACTGATATGTGGTATCAGCGTCTAGAAGATGATCGTGGTAAGGATGAGAGAACATACAAAATTCGTATGGTTATTCCTAGTTACTTACAGAACGCTAGAGATCCTATCAATGGATTTGTTCTTAAGACTAGAACTGATGACACACGTAAGTTAGTACCACAAAAGGTTGTATTGAAACCAGTTGTTGGTACAGTGTATGGTGCTAGATTCCAAAACCCAGTTGATGCTAGTGAATTTATTGGTGATACATCTGGAACTTACGATCCATATAGAAGAGATACAACAGGTGCTGGTATAGAATACCGTTCATTTGCTAGATTTACATCTGGTATTCAAGCAACGATCCAGTCTGGACGTAAAGTTAAGGACATATTAGATGAGAGCATTGAATACTTAGAACTAACATTATTTGACCATGGTGTTGATACTAAGAACTTCCCTGGCTTAAGAAATGAAACATTTACTACAGTCAAGATTACATCACCACAAGGTGGAATCTTTATTACTAGCAAGGTAGATAATCTTGCAAATTCTACTAACGCAGTTTCATTTGCTGGCAACTCATCAGGTCTCGCAAATATTCATGCATACTACACAATAAATGGTGAACATTATCTTATCATCAAGAATATTCGTGGTGGTGATTTAGAGTACAGTGAGTACGCCAATACAAGATTTACTCAAGGCACAGTTTTTGCTGACATGCTAGAGGATCAGGATATGGGCAAATCTCTACCTCTAAAAACACAAATTGCAAAAAATAATCCCCAGTTTTTCTACAAGCAAAACGGTGCGAATGTTTACACAGTCACACCTGGCGATAAAATTCAAGATGACGCTGGTGTAGAATACTATGTTGATAGTGTTGAGGATGTTGGTGTTATTGAAGATACATTCTACATCTTTGGATATGAGACATTACAGGAGCGTATATCAGGTCAGCAAGATGGTATCTACTATCTAACTGCATTACGTGGTAATATCTCACCATTCCCAACTGGTGCTGGTGTAACTAACAACTTCAAGAAGTTTAAGTTCTCACAACCAGTCGGTAAACTATATCCTCTAAACTACAGAAATGATCCTCTTTGGTTCAATAACTCTGGTACAACACAGAAGGAAAAAGATTACTATGCTGGATTAATTGATCCACCACAAGCGTACTCTGCTGCTGATAACTATGTACATGGTGCAGTCACAGTTAACGATTTCAAAGGATCAACAACTAGAGAAATGGTTGCTGACTTGACAGAACAACCAGCATTCATTGATAGAACATATACGATACAAGCACAGACTGGTAATGCTGCATCTGGATCTGAACAAAGAAAGATACCAATTGCTGGTAACGGTGCTGTATCAATAACAGATACGAAATACTACGTCGAACTTAGACGACCATCTATCGCAAGAGCAGGAAACCACACATTTGAATACCTCGGTTTCGGTCCAGGTAACTACTCAACTGGTTTACCAGCAAGACAAGAAGTTGTACTCACACCTGATGAAGACTTCTACGCACAGTCTAAGAAACAAGATGGTGGTATTGTATTCTACACTGGTATCAACTCACAAGGTGACTTGTACATTGGTAACAGAAGAATCAACGCTATCACTGGTGAAGAGACATTCATCGACAGAGCAACACTCGAAGATGATGGAGACGAGGACGATACATTAGGAGGATTAGTCACTACATTTGATACTCCTGTAACATTCAACCAGAATATTACAGTTGTTGGTGGTGATGGTGAATTAGTTAACACATTTGAATCACCTGTTACCATCGCTATTCAAGACTCTGATTTAACACAGGCACGTGATGCTTTGATCATTCGTTCAAATGTCACATCTGTTGATCCTGTAACACAGTTAGAGCAAGACGAAGGTTTAGACAGAACTTCATTTGCTCCTCCAACTGAGGGTGATATCAGAATTAGCAAGAACAAGATTAAATCTGCTGTATTCCAATTCAATTCTAGAGGTAATGGTCAGGGATACATGTTCCAGACACATACCGTTGCTGGTGTTGCTTCTAACATCACACCAAATCAATCTCCATTGATTGTAGATGGTGGATCTAGAATTAATTCTTCACAGTTTATAACTTATGGTGGTGTATTGCCAGCAACAGGTGATGTATTATTAAAGGGATCTGAAATAGGTAAAAACGGATCTCTTGCATGGGTTCTTTCTAATTACTTCTCACAAATACCTCAGAATCAAATTGGTCAAATTGAATTTGATGGAAGTAATGTTGTTAAGTTAGTGTTCATAGATCAGAATACTGGAAATCCAATTGAAAATCAACAGATTGGATCAGGAATTACATCTGCATCACAAATTAGAATCAAGAATTTCTACTTTGATTCTAGATTGAATCTAACATGGCAAGTATATGCTGCCAAACCTGGTGATCCATTCTCACCAACAAATAATTATGTTCACTTCCAAGTTATTGACCAAATTCCACAGTCAATACAGGCATGGGTAGACATTGTTAATGGAAAAGCAGTAGGAGCACCAGATCCTACTATTGAATTCTCTAACTCTAACTTCAAGGAAGTTGGTGTAATAGGTGGTGAAGCACTTAGAACAGAGACAGAAACAATAGGTGATTATAAGTTAGGTATTAACACAGTTGCAAGAGCACCACATAGTGCATATGAAAATGCATGGGTTGATACTGATACAACTGATCCAAGAGCAAACTTAGATGTTGTTGGTACAGCATTCATCAGTGGTAAAACAACTGCTGACTTCTTAGATCATACTGACTATGCTTCTCGTGACAAGACTGCTGTTAACAGTGCGTTTATGATTGGTGGTGATAGTCTAGCACCAGATGCTAGTGTCGCTACATTCCGTGTTGCTACTACAAACAGTGGTCGAGTTGGTATCAATGTTGATAATGCTAACTTAGATAGAACACTTGTTGTAAATGGTGGATCCAGATTTAGTGCTGATGCTAGATTTGAACACGACATCGAAGTCAATGGATCTGGTGTAATTGCTGAGATTAGAACATCACAGACAACAGGAACATTCAACTTAGTTGATGATAGTACATTCGTTGGCACATTGAACTTAGGTAGTCAGGTTACAACTGCTAACCTATTCAATGACAGTACAGCTGATCAGTTCATTTACATTGGTACTTCATCTGCACACAGTAATATATGGTTAGGTGCAACACCTGACACTTCTACCAGTATTTCTAAGGTAGAGATTGGTGGTGCATTTGGTAACACAAACGAGGATCTATCATACACCAAGATCAAGACTAGAAACTTGAGAGTTGATGGTGATATGTGGTTAGGATTCCGTAAGGGAGTTGGTGAGACTACATCACTTAAATCACTAGCATCACAGGTTGACTTCTTCTCCAACTCTGGAGGACCTTCAATCATTAACTTTGCTACTAACGCATCTGAAATTAACATTGCTGGTCAGGGTGGTGTCACCACAATTAATAACCAGTTAGAAGTTATTGCATCTGCTAAATTTAATGGCGATGTACACATGTGTGGTGGTGTTGCATCATTCGCATTCACTGGTGGAAGAGCACAGTTAGGAACAGATATAACTGCACATGAAGATGGTATTATATCTCAGTCACTATTCAATAAGAATATTGACATCTTAAATGTACTCGTAAAACAGTCTAATGAAGAAGGATACAACCAAGTTGATACTGCTGGTGCAGGACAATGGGGTGGTACAGCATATCAGAACTCAGTAAACACTGGTGGAACAGTTGAACCAATTATATTATCTGCACTAAGTGGAGATGAGTACTACTTACCACTTAAGTTTGCTCCAGTCAAAGCAAATGGTACGCCATACTTTGGAACCAGTGACTATATCATAGTTGACAGTGCAGTTGTTGGTACAGGATCATCAGCAACAGGTCATCCAGAAATTCTACAAATTGTAGAACTTACAAGGATCAACGAAGCACCATACTATGTCAAGGTTAAGAGACGTCCATTCGGTGCATTTGGTGGTGTATTAAGTAATCACGTTGATACTACACCAATATACAAAGTCAATGTACAGTTTGATGCTACATGGACAGAGCAAGCACTTGACAGTGATACTAGTGCAACTGACTCAGTATATCTCTCAGAGTTTGGTGGTAGTCTAACAAACAATGATTACGTTATTGTTGATAGAGACGACTCACCAAAAGTTCCAGAATATATCAAGGTTATTACACCTCTTGCTCAACAGGTACAGCAATTTAGAATATCTAATTGTGCTGATCCAGATGAGGATGTATTTGTAGTTAACTCTGTAACTGGTGAAGTACAGATTGGTAATCCAAATATACCTGGCTCAATTCTAACAATCAACTCATCACTCAACATGGATGGTGGTTGTGGAACATTAGGTGAGATTGAATTTACTGGTGATGCGGAAGCAGGATCAAGTGTAATTACAAATGTATCTGTTACGACTGCTGGTAAGACACTTGCTGATATTAAGAGAGGAGATGCTCTTTCTGTTATAACAGACGCATCCCCACTTAAGATATTCCAAGATACATTTGTTGACTTTGTATTTGGTGGTGCTATCTACTTAAACAGAACAATAATTGGTTCTGCTTCAGTAACTGGATCCACATTCAAAGTAAGTAGAAACGAGAGATTCACAACAACTGATGGCGGTCCTAACACTACATTTGATGTTGATACATGTACAGGTACAACAACGATTGGTACACATGCTGGTAGATTTGATGTTAACTTAGCATGGTCAAGTGCTGCTGGCATTCTTACAAATGCTAACTTACCAGCAGAATTGAATTTAGATGACATAATTGTATATGGTTACTACGCAGATCCACAGTCTATACAGGCAAATGGTCCTAGTTCAACTATTGTATCAACAACTGGTAGTGCTGGATCAATACAGATGGTTCTCCAACAAATTGGAGAGGGTAGTGGTCAGTTTGCTATAGGCGATATAATTGCTGTAGGACCTTTAACATCGTTTAGTAGTCCTACAGGTCAAATTGAATTTATGAAAGTGACCTCAATCATACCAGAGACTAACACAGTCGTTGGATTGAGAGCTCAAGAGGGAACAGTCGAAATGAGTCATGGTGTTGGTACTGTTGTCAGGAGAGTTATTAAACATGAGAGACAATCTCTAGTAATTGATGCTCAGGTTAGACAAAGATTAGCAGCAGGGGTTCCAAATGATTATATCTCTGTAATATTAGAGAGAGGATATATCTCACAAACTAAACTTGATTACAAACAGTGGTTGAGATTTAGTAATACATCTACTGGTGTTGAGATATTAACCAATGTAAATGGTAGGTTGTATGGCAAGATGCATATGACCCAGATGGATGAGCAACTTGGTGATGGTGCTAAATCATATAGAGAAGGTAGTCTAACTGTTACAGACAACTTAACTCTAGAAGGTGGTAACTTCGTAATTTACGATAGTGTCAAACAGACAAAACTATTCCAATTTGTTAATGATGACGGACATGCTGATCACTCAGGTCTAATTAACTGGGATGCTGGTGTGATAGCAAGAGGAGACTTCTTCTTATATCCAACATCCTGCCCAGAAAACGTTATCCTAACTTCTGCATGCGATCCATCATTCTCAGTTGATAACTTAGGTAATGTAACTGCTCAGAATACATTAACAGTCACAGGTACTGCATCAGCATCACCAACAGAGGCAGATGTATTCTCAGTACAGAATCTAGGTATTAGTGGTGGTAGTGAGTATACTATCAAGCAAGATCGTTCAATTGATGCATTTGGTGTCACAAACTTCACCACATCAACTGGTGCAAGACATACAAGATACTTATCCGCAGCATCACCAGAAGCAGATCTAACATTGATCGCAAATATAATATACATGGTCAATATTCAAAATACACAAACATTAATCGTTACATTACCAGGATCACCACAAACAGGTGACGTTGTAAGATTACTTGATGTAGGTGGTAACTTGAAGTATGACACAACACTAGTCGTAAGAACTCCTGAGACCAGTGGAACACCAATACAAGGTGACTCAACTGGAACACTATTTGGAGATAGATTAACTCCATATCCATCTGGTGAACTTGTAGTTCAGACTCCTAATGCAGCATTTGCGTTAGTATATCTTGGAGCAGTTGATAGTAATGATCAAATCGGCATCCCAACCAGCGTACAAGGTTGGTGGTTAATGGAGGTATAATAAATGCCAAGTTACAATCGGATAAAAGCAACAAAAGCCAGTCCTATAGGTACAATCATGCCATGGACTGGTAGTACGAGCAGTTCAGATCTGACACCAGATGCCATACCAAAAGGTTGGATAGTCTGTAATGGTGCTCAATTACAAGCAAAAATTTATCCTGTACTTGCACAAATATTAGGTAATCTATATGGTCCTGTAACAGAACCTGGTCAACCATTCATTGGTATATCAAATTCATATCCAAATTATAATGATGACGATGTGTTTAATTTACCAACATTGAATCAAACAGTTCCAATAGATTTAGAGGGTAACTTACTAACTCCGCAAGAATTATCTGTTGTAGGACAATATATTTCACTGAATGGATTTGAAGGTGATCAAGCACCATCTAACGTATTGTCATATATTGATGCAACATTTTCAGCAGCAGTTGACTCTGAATTAGCAGGAAAAATAAAAGGTATTACTATTGAACCTCCATCATATTTTGATACTATTAGAACTATACCTAGAAAACTAGGTGTTGATCATACTGCAGCACATACACACCCAAGACCAACGGACAGTTTCTATCCATCTGTAGAATTAGGTGGTGGTTTCCTTGGTATGTGGGAAGCAGGAAACTTTGAAGTTGCTAGTCCAGAATATGCAACTGGTTCTGATGCAGGAATAGCTGACGATGAACCATTAGCAGATAGATATGAACCTGGTACAGTTACATGGACTGCACATGATACTGCTGCTACATCATTAGTTCGTTGTACTGGTCACAGACATTTTGGTAACGCATCTGACCTCATACCAGTAGTTCCAACAGTTCCTCGTGTTGTTTCTCCATTTGGAAATACAAATACTTATCAAGATGACAATACTTGTATTACAAATGTACAACAACCAGCAGTTACTGCTCCATTTCCACCACCTGGCACATACTTAGGACAAAGAAACTATTATGTATCTGATCAAGTTCCACTAGAAAGAAGAGGTAGTGGTGTAATACCACCAGCAACAGATCCAAATGATTATTATGGTGCAGTAGGAGCAGGAAGAGATTATCCATATCCTACAACATTGAGTCATAATGGTGATGCTTTTACAGCAAACTCAATGGGATCTCATAATCACTTCACCATTGACATTGCAATGACTCAGGGACAAATGAATATCCCTACTACTTTACTCATAAATAATATGACGACTGGAAACATAGAACCAATTGATGTTGACAGGTCATTGAGTGTACAGGTAAATCCTAACACACCATCCTTGGTCACTTTGTATATCATAAGAGCATACTAATGGCAGTATTATACTCAAAAGAAAAAGGAAAACTAGGGACACTTACTGGTTCTATTATAAACTGGTCTAAACAATTAACATCTAATGACCCTACAGACCTAACAATATATCAAACTCTTCCTGCTGGTTATTTGAGATGTGATGGTTCAATTTATCTTGCAGAAAATTTTCCAGAACTTGCTACCATATTAGGAACAGGGATAAACTGTAGATATAAAAAACCAGATACAACATTACTTGACAATCAATTTCAAGTTCCAGATCTTAGTTCAAAGTCTACCAAGACATCATTTTCTGCAAACTTAGGAGACTATCAGGACACATATCTGCTCAACGATGCAGCACAAGAAATAACAAAATCTGGTGTAGGACTAGAAGTGACTAGCAATATTGGATCAACTTATACAATACAATATCAAGGTAACTTTTTTCTACCAGCACAAACGATTGAAATTACAGGACAACCTGGTTTTACTAGGTCTAGTGGTAACTATACAGAAGAAACAGAAGTATTACATACAGCATTCCAACCTCACGCCCATTTTCATGATGGTTATAGATCCAGAACAGCATCACCAACTGGTGAGTTTGGTTTGTTTGGTAGAAACTCTTACACATCTAAGTCTAGTTTGTGTATCATGTCATTTATAAACAATACAAGACAGGAATTATGTAAAGCATCAGCATCTAAATCTGTTGCTGCTGGACAACAAAGAGTTAGATCCAACAACTGTTTCTTTGGATCAGAAACATACACATGGTTTGGTGCCTGTTGGCAGGGTTGTAACTTTGAACAGAACTCAAAGTGTTTAATACCTGGCAACATTCCTGAGCAAGATCTTAATGGTAATGCGACTGGAAATATATTACAGTTTGGATGTTCTAATCAAGGAACTGGAACTTCAGTAGCACAACAAGGATTTCCAATATACATCACTAAAGGACAACCAGCATTCAAGGCATTCTGTGGAGACATTGAATATACCAGTGAAGCAAGTTGTAAAGGAGGAGAAGGTAGTTGTTTTCCTGGTGCAGCATCTTGCCAAAACTACAGTCAAATTGGAAATGGTCCTATTTACAGTAAGTTAGATGCTAACTATACACCTCAATTAGTTACACAAGCAACTCAAGCACCGTTCGATGGACAACCAAGTACACCATCATATGGTGCACTCAACAATATTGTAAATGATGTAGAGGAATTTGGTAATGAATGTATTCATAAACACTTTATTCCTTTCAATCAAGATGCACATACATTTCAAGTGGTAACAACACCAACATATATTCCTGCTGGTGAAATAGAATCAACACTTAGTATTGATGTTAATGAAGAAAACAAAGCAGATGCTTACATACAACCATTTTTAGTCCAAGAATTTTTAATTAAATATTAAGATGGCAACATATAGGAATTCATACGCTAATTATTATTCCGATAAGACTGGTAATCACTCGCCTGTTGGAACAATTCTTCCTGTCTTTGCTGATCTTAATTTAGGAGCAGAAGAACCTGAGTATACATATCCACAACATCTTTATTGTGATGGTAAGGAATTATATATTCGTGACTATCCAGAGTTGTATAGTGTCATACAAAATACTTATGGAGGATCAACTGCAGTTATAAAAACTCAAGCATCATCACCTGGTGGATTGAGAAGATCATATATTATAAACAATAAATTGTTTTTCCAATTTTATTATGATCCTACCAATAACAAGGCAAATGTAAAACTACCATACCCATTTAATACTGTACTCAGATTTCAATTAGGAACAACACCATGGGGAGCATTTCCATCTAATGGTGTATTCAATCAACAGACATTTTATGGATTGATACAACCAACAGAAGATGTTAGTTCACAAGCACAAACAAATGAATTTGCTTATGAAATAGCATTTCCAGAGAATCAGAATATTGATTTATCAACTGTCAATGCAAACGATTATACATTTGATTTTACAAGTGGTGCTGCCCATCCAGAAATTGTACTTCAGAAGGGTTATAGTTTAAGAGATTACCCATACAATGTTGGAACATTTAATCTACCAGATTATAGAAACAGAAAGATACTTGGATTTGGTAACGTAAACGGAGCAGGAACATCAACACCAGAGAATGCAGTCAACAACTTTGTTGGACAGACTGGTGGTAGTTGGTACATTCCCAAATCAACAATTATTGACAGTGGTGAGTTCTTTGTTGTTGGTGATGTAAAAACAACAGGATATAGTGATATTATAGCAGATGTTTCTGCACAAATTGTAGGAACTGTAAAGTATCAGATAGGACCTATGGATGATTACACATTTCCATTTCCTCCTACACATGGTCACAGAATATTATCTGTTGAAGTGGATCAAACAAAACAAGCAGAAAGAGGAGCAGCAGAAGCTGATAGATTTGCTGTAGATTATATTGATAGTAGAGCAAATATTAGTTTATTTGAACCAAATGGATCTGCTGGTGGTGCACTTGGTCATTCACATGGTTTGATTGGTGTACCATTACAGAACTCATTAGCAGCAACATATGGTAATTCCAATGGTATTGGAGATACAGCGGGAACATCTGGTGGTTTACAGTATCAATATCTTGTATCAGAGTCTGCAGAAGTAATTGTAACTTCTATGACATATGATTCCAATACTGATTTAATAACAGTTAATACAGATGGTAACCATAACTTCTCAGTCAATGACATAGTTACTATAAATGGTGCATCACCATCAGAATACAGTGGTAACTTTACAGTATTAGCAGACAGTTTTAGTCTTACATCATTTGCAATGAATCCAAGAGATGGAGAAACACCTGGTGCAACAACTGCAAGTGGTGCTTCTATTACTGCTAAGTTAGCAAACGGTTATTTTGCAGAGGTTGAAGTAACAGTGCCACCAAGAGCATATGTTGTTGATACTAACACGTTGGTCGGTGGAAAGGACATACAATTTGAAATACCTGGTCAAACAACTACAGTAAAAGAAGAACAATTTACTGTACCACAAGCAGGACTTGTAACTATACCAGATGCATCACTAGGAAATGTAAGTGGTTGTATCATTCAATTACAAGCACCAGGCGGTGGTGGTGCAGATAGTGATACTGATGGACAAAATGGAGGATTTGCTGAGATAGGTATAACTGTTGATGGTACATTCTACACTATCAGAGCTCAGGGTGGTTTCGGTGGACAAGCAGGAACTTCTGGCGGTGCTGGTGGTAATGGAGGATCTTTTACAATTCCACAAGCATTATTAGATGATCCTAGATTTACGTTTACTCAACTACCTGGTGACAACGGTGATGATGGTGCTGCTACTGGAACAGGATTCAACGATTCACAAGGTGGTGGTTTAGGTAATGGAATTCCAATAGGAACTGTAACAACTGGTGGTAATGGAACAGCACAGGTAAAAACACAAACGACTACGGATCCAGAACTAACATTTACAACAAATGGATCATGGGCTATACCAGGAGCAACTACTGGTGAAGTAGGTAGAACAATATCAATTGAAATTTCTGGTGGTGGTGGAGGTCCTGGTAACGCTAACGCTAACTCTAATTGTACAGGACAATGGCCAGGTTGGCCACAGGCACTATCAGGTAAGACTGGTGCACTTGGTGGATATGGTGGTAGAGGTGCAAGATTATTTGGAAGTATCTCAGCTCAGGGTGGTTCATTAAGTTGGGGTATAGGACAAGGTGGTAATGTAGGTTTCAACCAAAGAGCAGGAAGTAACGTACAAGGAACAACTGGTAATGACCCTGCTACAGGACAACCATGGCAGAATTTTCCTGGTGGTATTGGTACAGGATATGAACCAGCTGGTACTTCTGCACCCGCTAGTGGTGCTGCTGGAACATTATCAGGTCGTGGTGGACGAGGTGCATGGGGTAACGGTGCAACCGCAGGATCTGGTGGTGGTGTTACAGGTTTATACTTAGATGGAACTCTAATCGCTGGTGCTGGCGGTGGAGGCGGTGGCGGTGGATCAGGTGGTGGTTACAACGGTGGTGGAACCACTGATGGTTGCTATCCTGGCGGTAACGCACAAGGACCTGCACAGTCATTAATTGCACAATCAGGACCTATAGACTTTGCAAGTGGTGGTGATGGATCTCAAGGTGGATGCTCAGCTGGAGGTGGCGGAGGTGGTGGATCTGCCTGTGGTATCCTCAACGTAACACCTGGTGGTGTTGGTGGACAAGCGGGTGTAGGACACAATGGTAATGGTGGTGGTACTGGTGGACGAGAAGGTATATCAGCATACAGAACTGATTTCTGGGCTGGTGGTATATCTGCAGATTCAAATGGTTCATTACCAACAGAAACAGGTTATGTAAAAATACAATATTCAGTCATCAATGAATACTATGATGGTGTTGGTGGTGCTGGAGGTGCTGGTGCAGATTTGTTTATTGGATTCAATGGTGTCAGCACAGATGTCACATATAATTTACAGAATGCTGGTCTTGGTGGAGGTAGTGGAACTAATGGTGCTCAGGGTAGAATATATGTAAGTTACTTTGCTCAAGATGATGCAACAGTAGTACCTGGCGGACAAACTGTTCCAACAGGAAGATACTATGAGTGTGATAGTGATGGTAATCCTATTGGTACATCATTTGAAGCAAACGTATGGTTATCATCAACTGACAACAACATAAAACCAAGAGGATTTGGTACAGGATCTGGAACGACTGCAGGATTTGTCGGTGGTACTGCTGTTCCAAACAACGCTACTGGTAAAATCCAACAGTACATACCATTCACAGGTAACGCTAACGATGCAAGTGGTAAGAGACAATTAGAAGTAGGAACATTTGACTTGACAGGTGCCAACAAAGTAAGATTTACTATAATTCGTGGTAGCAATCAAAATGGTGGAGAGAATCCAGATCAAGCAATAAATCTATTCTATAAAAAAGGAGCATCTAATACTGTAACACTGTACAGTCAAATATTATTGGGATCTAATGTTAATCCAGCATGGCAAGCAGTCGAATTGGATATTGCTGAAGGCAATGCGATGAGAGATTCACAAGTAACATTTATTATAGAACAAGATAGAGGACCTGTATATCAAACAGCACCAGCATTTGATGATAACTATGGATTAGGTGCAATCACACTAT